GCTATTAGTCAAATTGCCGCTAGTAATGCCCTGTTTATTACTGACAATGTAGAACAATGGTTTCCCATTACCAGTAAAGAAACACATTGTTTTGTACTTTCTACCTGTTACAGTATACCAACCGTCATTGGTGGAATCACTAGTAAACAGTGAATTGACTAGTGAATCTTCACCTTTACCAAATTTTAAACCGCTCGGAAATTTAATCATTTTATCACCTGTATAAAAGTTTAATTAATTTAATGACGCCTACTGTTAGCCAATAGGCGCGATAAATTAACTATGCTACCTGTTCTAATGTTGCTACATAATCGCCATTAGGAATTGAACCAATGCCTTTAGGTTCTGACCAACCAAACTTAGCACAATACGCCTTAGCTAATGCCAGTGCGTTATCTTGGTGGTTTAAACTATAATCATAGGCTTCAGTCATTGAACCCGCTTCAGTCCATGCCTTATAACGTGCGCCCTTAGTGTTGGTTGCTGATAAGTATTTAATTTGAATTGCTTTCATAATAATCACCTGTTTAAGTTAATGTTTAAATAAATATAATAGAACCCACTGGTTTAGTCAATGGGCTATATATATTTACTTATAAACCTAAACGCTCCTTTTCTAATTCGTTCCACTGCTCAAGTAACAATTCATTTTGTGTATTCATTACTTTATAACCTTTATAGTCAGCACCTAATAATTCATTTATTGCACCTAGTAATGTTGTAGATTTTACATACTGCTGTTTAGCAAAGTGTTTGGTTCTTTCTAATTCTTCACCTTTTAAATCAGCGCATTCTATTGCTAATTTACTAGCGTGAATAGCGTGATGAAGCTGTTTAGTTTTTAAAGTATTATAAATTTCTGATTTTGTCATAATATCCACCTGTTTGGTTGTTTGTGTTTACATTTGCTATCTTAATGATTTTGACAAATATATCAACACCAAACGCGACCAAAATTAGCAATCTGGTCATACCCTATTGTTTACTGGTGTTCAGCGTAGGTAATCGTTTGCTGATGTGTTTCTTATGTGGGTCTTATGTAGCTCCTAAGGTATCCTCTAGCATACTCACGTTCCCCCTGTGTCAATCCTCAATCCCCGCCTAAGGTATAAACTTGGGGCTAATCTTTTGTAAAACCTGTGGAAACTTAGGGGCGGGGGGGCGCGTGGGAATATTTATAGTGTTACGGTATCCACCTGTATACAAAAAAAGCCAATATTCGATAAAAGGTCATAACCAAAAGTCATACCTTAAGTGTTTGTTTTACTTATGTATTCTAATGGCGGGGATATGTCTGACCAATATAATAAAAAAGGTCACTTAAGTACGGAACTAATGCTCCAATCGCGGGTCTAAATTAACTAAAGAAATACCTTGACATTTAATCTAAAGTATGGTATAATATATTTATAATATAGAGTAATTTAAAGCCTTAAGTATACTTAAGTAGTCTTAGTTATTATACTTTAATGATTATACTTTAAAGTTAAATACTAAAGCGTTCCTAAGTATTCTTAAGATAACTTAAGGAGAGTCCATTGGACAATGATAAAGCTACTCCGAAAAGGAGAAGGGGCAGACCACCGAAGTCAGAGATGGTGTCAAGAAAGAAAGGTCAGACTGGTTTGTCAAGGGGTCGCCCGAAGGGTGATGCCGCTATCATCAACGAGTACAAAGGTAGGATGTTGTCATCCCCTAAGTCTCGTAAAGTATTAGAATCAATATTCGATGCGGCACTTAACGATGACCATAAGAATCAAGCCGCGGCATGGAAGTTAGTTATGGATAGGATATTACCTACAGCGGTATTTGAGAATGATGTCGTTAAGGGCGCAGGGAAGTCAGCAATACAAATTAACATTACTGGAGTTGGTGGAGCAGAGACCACGGTGGTGTCAAACAATGAAGAAGCTATTGACGATGGGGAAATCATAGAATAATGGCTAAGTACTTTAATGAAGAAGAGTTTGCCTGTCAGTACACAGGTAAGAATGAGATAAGTTCTGAGTTGATTGATAAGTTAGATGAACTCAGAGAAGCCTGTGGTTTTCCCTTTGTAATAACGTCAGGCTATAGAGATAAAACACACCCAGTAGAAGCAAAGAAAGCAAAACCAGGAACAGGAACTCATGCACAAGGCATTGCCGCAGACATTAAAGTCAACAACGGTTTACAGCGTTTTAAAATCGTTGAGAAGGCTATCGCGCTTGGATTCACAGGTGTGGGAGTTGCTCGTGGCTTCGTCCATGTTGATATCCGCAGTCCTGACGATACAACCCCTTTTGTAATGTGGACCTACTAAATGACGGAACTTAATGTTTCGTTACTACCGTGGCAACAAACTGTATTTGAAGATGAGACTAGATTCAAGGTCATAGCCGCAGGTAGACGTACAGGTAAGTCCCGTCTAGCCGCTTGGATGTTAATCATCAGGGCTTTACAAACTGAGAAGGGTCATGTCTTTTACGTTGCACCTACTCAGGGTCAGGCTAGGGACATTATGTGGCAGGTGTTACTTGAGATAGGTAATCCTGTAATAGCTTCCAGTCACGTTAATAACTTACAAATAAAGCTAGTCAACGGTGCAACCATAGCACTCAAAGGTGCGGATAGACCAGAAACCATGCGTGGTGTCAGTCTTAAGTTCCTTGTTATGGATGAGTATGCAGACATGAAACCAGAGGTCTGGGAGCAAATCCTTAGACCTGCACTAGCTGACCAAAAGGGTGATGCGTTGTTCATTGGTACGCCAATGGGACGTAATCACTTCTATGACTTATATACGTATGCCTGTATCGGTGAAGACCCTACGTTCGCGGGTTATCACTTTACAAGTTATGATAATCCACTACTAGACCCTGAAGAGATTGAAGCGGCTAAGAACTCTATGTCCTCCTTCAGTTTCCGTCAGGAGTTCATGGCATCCTTTGAGGCACAAGGCAGTGAGTTATTTAAAGAAGAGTACGTTCAATTTTCTGAAGAAGAACCCCAGATTGGTCAGTACTATATTGCTGTCGATTTGGCAGGTTTCGCTGATGTGGCAAAGGCTACAACTAAAACTAAACGACTTGACCAAACGGCTATCTCAGTTGTTAAAGCAAGTGAAGAAGGTTGGTGGGTCGCTGACATCATATATGGTAGATGGGGTGTGGAACAAACTGCACGTAAAATCTTTGAAGCTGTACGGGACTATCAACCTGTGGCTGTCGGGATTGAGAAAGGGGCGTTAAAGAACGCTGTATTCCCATACATCTCAGACCTAATGAAGTCCAACAATAGATTCTTTAGAATAGAAGAATTAACACACGGTAACAAGAAGAAAACCGATAGGGTAGTCTGGGCTTTACAAGGTAGGTTTGAACACGGTAAGATAACACTTAACAAGGGTGAATGGAATGCTACGTTCCTAGATGAGTTATTCCAATTCCCTAATCAGCTTGTACATGATGACTTGATTGATTCGTTGGCTTACATAGACCAACTGGCTAACATAGCCTACACATCAGATTATGTAGAAGAAGACTATGAATTTTTAGACACATACGCAGGGTACTAATATGTTACTAGAGGACAAGCAGGAACTAACGATTGAGCAAGACCTAGAAGGATGGGTCATTGATAAATGTACAAGTTGGCGTGACCACTTTGAGTCTAACTACTCGGAGAAGTTCGATGAGTACTACCGCTTGTGGCGTGGACAATGGGCGGTACAGGATAAGACTAGACAAACAGAACGCTCTAAGATTATCTCTCCTGCCTTACAACAAGCAGTTGAGTCATCCGTTGCGGAACTAGAGGAAGCTACCTTTGGTCGTGGCAAGTGGTTTGACATTGAGGATGACGTAGCGGACCAAGAGAAGCGTGATATAGCCATGTTACGTGAAGTCCTATACAAAGACTTTAAAAAGAATAAGATACGTAAGAGCGTAGCTGAGTGCCTTATCAATGCCGCTGTATTTGGTACAGGGATTGCTGAGGTAGTCCTAGAGGAAGAGAAAGAGTTTCAACCTGCAACACAACCTGTAATGGGTGGGGATTTACAAGCAGTTGGTGTCAACATCGTAGATAAGACCTGCGTAAAGCTACGACCAGTAATGCCACAGAACTTCTTAATAGACCCACTAGCTACCTCCATTGAGGAAGCATTAGGTTGTGCTGTAGATGAGTTCGTACCTACACACCTAGTAGACCAGTTACAGGAACAAGGTGTATATCGTAACGTATATGTAGGTTCTGCCGCACCAGACTTTGACATTGAACCAGATAAAGATTTGTCAGTGTTTGAAGACGATAAAGTGCGCTTAACTAAGTACTACGGTTTAGTACCTCGTCATCTATTAAAAGCGGCACAAGAAGAAGAAGAAGCCGAAGAAGTAGAAGAACTAGTCGCTCCTGATGAAGATGAAGATACATACTACGTAGAAGCTATTGTTGTTATTGCTAATGACGGTACGTTACTTAAAGCAGAAGCTAACCCGTACATGATGGGTGACAGACCAATCGTTGCATTCCCGTGGGATGTCGTTCCTAGCCGTTTCTGGGGCAGAGGGGTATGTGAGAAAGGGTATAACTCACAAAAGGCGTTAGACGCTGAAATACGAGCCAGAATCGATGCTCTTGCATTGACTATACACCCTATGATGGCTATTGATGCTACACGTATGCCTAGAGGTTCTCGTGCTGAGGTACGTGCGGGTAAGACTATCTTGACCAACGGCAACCCTGCTGAAGTCCTACAGCCTCTTAACTTTGGTAATGTTAGTCAGGTTACGTTTGCACAAGCCGCTGAGTTACAGAAGATGGTACAGACAGCTACAGGTGCTATTGATTCAGCGGGTATCTCTGGTTCTATTAATGGTGAGTCAACTGCCGCAGGTATCTCTATGAGCCTCGGTGCTATTATTAAACGTCATAAACGTACATTGATTAACTTCCAAGAATCATTCCTTATTCCCTTCATAACCAAAGCCGCACATCGCTATATGCAGTTTAACCCTGAGCGTTATCCTGTTGCGGACTATAAGTTCCACACATCTAGCAGTCTAGGTATCATTGCTCGTGAGTATGAAGTTACTCAACTAGTACAGTTACTACAGACCATGCAACAAGACAATCCAATGTACTCACAATTGATTATGTCCATTGTAGACAACATGAACTTGTCCAACCGTGAAGAACTTATCATGTCTTTACAACAAGCTAATCAGCCTAACCCACAAGCACAGCAAGCACAACAAGCTATGCAACAAGCACAGATGGCATTTCAACAGTCACAGACTGCGGCATTACAAGGTCAGGCTACAGAGTCACAGGCTCGCGCACAGAAACTTGCGGCAGAGGCTCAGGCTGTACCACAGGAACTTGAGATTGACCGTATCAAAGCAATTACGACCAATATCAAAGAGGGAGATGCGGATGACAAAGAGTTCCAGAAGCGTCTTAAAATATCAGAGCAGTTACTAAAAGAACGTGAAGTAGCTGTCAAAGAACACGGAAAACCTA